TCTATGTTATGCGCGCATCTCAAAATTGGCGGGCAATTACAGCACGCCTCTTATATCGCGTCATGGTTAAAAGTGCTTAAGCAAGATAGCAAGGCAATTTTAAAAGCCGGAGCGGAGGCGCAAAAAATCCTTGATTACTTAGTTAAGGTTGATGAGGTTGAGGCGGTTGAAGATGAGTTAAAAGCCGCTTAATAGGTTGCAATACCCTGCCCGGGGGTTCCGGGCGTCCTAATCTAATGAGGTAATAACATGAACCAAGAAGACAGTATTTTTAATGAGGTATCGGACGATAACGCGGAAGAGTGTATTTTTTGTGACAGCTCAAATATTCTCAATGTCAAATCCGCAAAATGCGCTATTTGTGAAGATTGCGGATTGTGGCAAATTGAAGAGGTGACATTATGAGCATTATTAAACCTATCAAGAAAATTGCTAAACCACGCAAGGCAAAACCTAAGATAAGCCGGCGCATTGTAGAAAAGCGGGTATATCCATCGGGAGGGGCGCGCATGAGTACGGCTCAATATGTCGCGGCTTACTATGACGCGAATTGCACCGTCTGGGGTTGTACTAGCGGCGCAAGTGTTTATGAGTCATGTTTTAAAGCGGCTTAGAGCTATTTTGTAACGAGGTAAGGGGTTTATATGCCCCTTATCATTTAACGCGCTTATGCGCTCATTTAAGGGGTTTGTCATGCTTAAAAATTGGCACATGGTTTTATTGATGGTTTTATTGTTTATTGCCGCCCAGTTGGTATGGGCTTTTTATAGATAAGGGGTTAAAAATGGCTAAATTCACAGTAACGGCTCAAATAAGTTATTTATTGACCGCTGAAATAGAGGCGGACTTATGGTCGGAGGCGCGGGAGCGTGCTTATGACTTGGACGGTGGAGACTTTAAAGAGCTGGACGGCTCTAGTCTCTGGGAGATTGAATCAGTAGAGGAGGCTACATCATGCGCCTAAATATCTTTATTGATACGGAAGACGGGTACCTTCTGGGAGAGTCTCTTATAGAGATAGGAGAGTCAATCGGACAAGGGAATAAGAGCGGCAGCAGGGAGGACAAGGAGCGTTACTACTCATGGGAGCTAATCTATCCGGAAGGTGAAATTCCCCGCGCGCCCGCGCAAGGCTTTATTTATACCCCTAGCAATAAGACTGACATACGCGAGACTTGGAAGCGTTTTGGCTGGACTCCATCAGAAGGGAGCCGGTAATGCTTTATTTTATTGTCTTTGTCCTTGCCTTTGTTATTGGCTGGCTTTTAGCTAATTCATGGTAGTTGTGCATTTTATCAATTCATGTTTATAATCCCTTTATCTTGGTGTGGAACCCAAAGAGATTTAGAACCCCTTAATAGGTGTTTTGTAGGCTTAGATAAGTATGAGAGCATTTATCTAAGCCGTTCCACTACAAAGCATCTTTTAAGGGGTTTTTTGTTTTCTACCGTTCCATTCTTTGATGGTTGTAATCGGACGGGAATGACGCCAGCGATTGCAATACAAGCGGACTGGGGGAAAGTAGATGTAAAACCGCACATATCGGTGGCGAAGCTAGTGCCGATTCTACGAACGACTGGCGGGTGTAGCGATTCCGTACTGGGAAAGTTATTGAAGGCACCTAAGGATAGGCTAGGTGCGCTCAAACCGTTTGGGATTACTTGATACGAGTAACAGTTGATACGACTAATAGGAGAAATATATGGATGAACCAGTAGCATGGATTGATAAATCTAAACTTGATGATTGGTTACATGGCGATTGCTATCCTGACCAATGTTTTATTCATTATCAAGCTAATGATGCTATTCCACTCTATACCCATCCAGTAAAAGAACTAACAGATGAGGAAATAGAAGAATGTTTTGCTGAATCTTGTACTGACTTTAAATTGCTTGAAAACGGAAAAACAAAAGGTGTTGTAAACATAATTGATGTTGGCAGAGCAATACTAAGAAAGGCACAAGAAGCCGACAAAATTGAATCTTTGGGAACTGTCAATATTGGTGGTGTTCACTTTAAAAATGGAAAGGAAGTGAAATGAGTAATGAACCAGTAGCGTGGATGCCAATACAGTCAAAGCACACGAGGATTGTAGAAGCCAAGCCTGATGATGAGCAGAATTGGATTCCTCTTTATTTACATCCAGTAAAAGAACTAACAGAAAAAGAAATAGTTGAAGTAATTAACGAGCATGGATGGCGAGGGCTTACTGGCTATCTTCTGACTTTTGCTCATGCAATACTAAGAAAGGCACAAGAAAAATGAAAAATAAAGCATTACCACCAGCACCGATTGTATTTAAACCCTATGTCCCTAAACCACATCCAATGCAGTATCGGATAGATGAGTTTATGGCTATTCCATCTCTTTATAGGAGTGAGTATGAACGCAAATGAATTAGCTGATTTAATCGGTATGTGTGGTGATGGTGGATATAACCAAGATGCCGCTAAGATGCTACGCCAGCAACAAGCTGTAATAGAGATGCTAGAGGCTGAATTAAAGGCTATGAGGGAGCAATTAAATGCCAATCAAGTCTGATTTTTGGTACATCTTGCAACGCGAGATAGAGGCTAGAAAAAAATTACGCAAATCTATTGCATAATCGTTTTAATCGTAGTAATGTCGTACTAATTGTCCTAACTAGATGGAGGTAAAAATGAAGTTCTGTAAAGACTGTAAGCACCTATCAGGTGATTTATGTAAAGCTCCGGAGGTACCCCGCCACATGGTTACGGGTGAACTCCAATCTTGGAGAGCTATTCATTCCCGTAATTTACCTATCACCGGATGCGGTGAAGTAGCTAATTGGTTTGAACCTATTGTCGAGGATGCCGACCTTGACGATTTATCCACAATCCCATTCGGCAAATAATGTCCTAACTAGGAGAAATATCATGGCAAGACCAAAAGGCAGTACAAACAAACCTAAGCTCAAATTCCCATTAAAGGATAAGCAGCTCAAGGATACCTTCACCAAGGCTGAAGTAGAGCGCCTGAAGGGTTTATTAGCTCGTCAGGATGCGGCTGTTGAGATGGCTAAAGACCAAGTAAGCGACTTGCTAGCAGATGTAGAGTTCTACCGTAAGCAAATCAATCATTTCTTAGCCCTTGTAAACATTCTCGCTAAGGGGCAATAACATGGCTAATGACAGAGCAGATTTCGCGCCCGAGATACGCAACGGCGCATGGTGGTCTGGAGACTCTAGGAAGGCGGCTAATGGCAGAGGGAACGAGGCGGTCTTAGAGAAGCTCGGATTAAAAGAGCGCCCTAACCTTGACGGGGTAGAGGCAGTCCGTATGGGTCATGTAATGGAACCCGTAATCGGAAGACTAGCACAAGACAAACTCAAACTCGAACTCAAGGAAGCCCCTTATGCTCTTACGCATCCTAAAGAGACTTGGCTACGGTCTCACTTTGATTTTATTAGTGCCGATGGCAGAACTCTTGTGGAGGCTAAGAATTACAACGCAGCCGGCCGTACCAAGTTTGATGCGGAAGCTAACATTATTCCTCACGCGGATATGGCGCAAATTATCCACGAAGCAACCGTTCACCAAGTTGATAGAGTGGTACTTGCAGTCCTCTTTGGTGGACAAGAGTTTTGCACTTTTGATTTCACTATCACGCCGGAACAAAAGGAAGCGCTGATTAAGGACATGGCTAGGTTTTGGGGAGCAGTAGAGACCAAGACCCCGCTAGACCCTGAGACAACAGAGCAGACCAAACTCATCTATTCCAAGGATAACGGCTCAACAGTCTATGCCAATGCACAAGTAGAGCGAGCAGTAAACCAGCTCAAGAATTGCAAGGCGCAGATTAAAGAGCTGGAAGAGTCCGAAGAGCAGCTCTTGACGGCTTTACAGGGCTTTATGAGAGAAGGCTCAGAGCTGTTAGGAGTAGATGGCAAGGTATTGGCTACTTGGAAGGCTAGCAAGGCTTCTAAGCGCTTTCAGGCAGATTTATTCAGAGCTGCTATGCCAGACATTTATGACCAATTTGTTATGGAGACTCCGGGTTCACGCCGGTTTTTAGTCAAATGAGCAACATTGATATAGCAGTTTGGATTATGGCTGTTAGCTCAGTCATAGACACTATCTACACACTATCGGAGATGATTCATGTCTAACATCGTACCGTTTCAAGAAATGCAGGGCATGGCTGAGGCTATTGCTAAATCAGGGCTATTTGGCATGAAGGACACTAATAGCGTATTGGCTTTAATGGCTGTGGCTCAAGCGGAAGGTTTACATCCAGCTACCGCAGCTAGGGATTACCATATCATCCAAGGGCGTCCAGCTCTGAAGGCGGATGCTATGCTAGCGAGGTTCCAAGCCGCCGGAGGGAAAGTCGATTGGAAGATTTATACCGACCAAAATGTAACCGGAATCTTCACGCACCCCAATGGCGGCTCCTTGGAACTATCTTGGACGCTTGAACAGGCTAACAAGATTGGACTCAATAAGCCCGGTTCAGGATGGGCTAAATACCCTAGAGCAATGTTACGCGCCCGAGTGGTCTCGGAAGGCATTAGAACTGTCTATCCGGGCTGTGTAATCGGCACCTATACGCCTGAAGAAGTCGAAGACTTTGACACGCCAAAAACTGAAAAATTTATGGGGCGGGGAGAGGTAAACATAACGCCACCTCCAGTCACCATAGAGAACCTTAGAGAAGACCCAGTAAGCATTACGGTAGATGCAGAGCCTAGCGCCCCTACTTATGCCTTAATGCTCCCTGATGGCACCATCTATTCAAAGCATGAAGAGATTGAGGGATGGATTGCTGCTTACGCTGATTTATTTGTTCGCATACGCGACTCCGCAAAAATTAAAGAGGAAGAGAAGCACGCCAAGATTGATGCGCTCAAAAAGGCAAATTACATTGTCCTTGGCGTTATGAACGCAACTCAGAAGTCTTTAGTATTGGCGGCTATTGCGCCTAAGGGAGTACCAGAAAGCCCAAAGGAACATGGCAGCCAATCAACTACGGAAGCGGAAGTTACGATGGAGTCCCCGCAGGGATGAACCAAAGGGATGCGGTGCTGCATTGGTTGAAGACTAGACCATTGACAGCGCTAGAAGCCTTGGAACATATAGGAACGATGAGATTGGCTGCTCATATTGAGGTGCTAAGGAAGTCAGGACACAACATTAGAACTGAAGATGTTAAACAAAACGGGAAGAATTTTGCCCGTTATCACTTAATACAAAGGAAATAGCATGGCGCATATACCAAGTGAAGGCAAGGGAATCTTGTCTCGGAATCAAAAGAAAGCAAGCGAGAAATCGCCGGATTGGAAAGGGCAGATAAGAGTTAATGGTGAAGATATTAAGCTGGCAGGATGGGTCAAGGATGTTGGTTACGGTCCATTCATTACATTGTCCGTTGATAATTGGAAGCCAGAAGGACAGCAAAGCTATCCCAAGGATGTTACCCCCGATGCCGGAGATGTACCC